CTTTGCCCAATCTTCTAATGTTCGTTGAAAATACATGCTACCCATTACATCTTTATCTCTATATGTTCCATCTAAATCAAGACCTATATGTTTTTCTATATATGACTCAATTGCAGATGCGTGTGATTGTTTTACATCTTCAGAGCTATTTGGTATGCCACCTAACTCTTTTTCTGTTTTTGACAACTTATTATATTTTTTATCAGGTCTGTTTAAACAGTATCCTCTATATCCTCTATTTTTAAAATGATACAACAAACGTGGTTTATTGTTTTCACATAAAATAGGCATACCATAAAAAACACAAGCCATCAAGACTTCTTCGAAAAATATTTCTGCTGTTTGAGGTCTGGCAATGTACTCAAGAAAAAACTCATTACTTGGGGCATCATCCATATTAAATTTAGTTAACCCATGCAATGATCCATTAGAACCTTTCCCAACAACTACTCCAGAAATGTCATAAGAGTCACATCCAAAAGAGCCAAGGTGTTCGTTACCTGGTCTTCTTTGTCCCCCTCTTTCAATAACATTGTTTTGAAGCGAAGCCTTAGGGATGTAAGTTACAAAAAATCTTCCTCTTTTATTTGGGCTCCATATAACCTTAGAATCTTTAATACCATCTTTCCAATGAAACCCCCCTTGAGTTACATGATGTTGCATAATTAATGAATCATTATAATCTATCTGTTGATAAATTTTTGTTAAATTAAAAAGTGATTGTTTACTTTCATCTCTAAATGCATGAGACTCTGATCTTGGAAATTGTCTATAAAATTCATTTAAAGCATCAGGATCTGATTTTAGTGACTCTACTTCATTCTGCCAATAATTTATAGCTCCTTGAGTAATCATTTCACCATCAATACCCATTATAGGTTTACTAGGGGTTTTTAATACAGGCATTCCATATATATCTATAAACCCTTCCATATTCCACTCCATAGGAACAAACAAATTATACAACCCACTTTTTGTTTGCCCATTAGAATTTCTTTTCATACAATCCGAATCCTCAAATAAAGACTTAAAGTTTCTTCCTCCTTTATCTAATGCATTAGAAGTAGAACCCATCATGCATTTACCAATTACTTTACTACCTAATCGTAAACAGGTTTTAGTAACTCTCCAGTTGTTTAATATGTTTTCAGGTCTTTCCCACTTACCACTTTCATCGTGAAGTAGTAATTGTAACTTCTCACCATCATAACTGTTATCAGATGTGTTCTTCCAATCAATAGTTGTATCTAATCCCTCTAGTTCTTCTTCATCTACCACATACATATTTTTTTTAGTAATCTTAGAAGCTGGTACACGATAGGCTAATTCTGTTTTTGGTTTATCCATACCATCTTGTATAGGCTTAAAAAAGAAAGGATAGTTATTTGAAATAGGAACAATCTTGTCTGTAAACATTTTTTTAGCATCTGCTCCAGTTTTAGAAAGTATACCTATTCTCGAATCTTTTGTAATAGTAGCGGTATTAACACCCTCACAAGAACTCATAAAAGAAAACCCTGAACGTCTTATTTTTAAATAACACATTCCAAAACTTCTTTTGTCAGCCTTAGATGCTTCCCAAAATATATAAAACAATCTATTAGCCTCTCTAAAGTCAGGATGCCCAACATCTATTTTAGTCCATTGTAAATACATATAATGTGTTCCAGTAATATATGTTGGCTCACCATTATTCATAAACCAAAGGCCTTCTTCTCTTCTATCAAACTCTTGCTCAATATAATCTACCCATTTGTTTTTAAATTGTGGAGGGGTGTCATGCCATTGAAATATAGATTGTATTTTTTTTAATTCTTTAGGCAAAACATGTGGTTCCCAATACTGTTCTTCTTTTGTTTTGTCTCGCATGTGCACGCGCGCGGGAGGCTTAGGTAAAGCTATGTTTAATCCATTAATATTTATTATTTGATCTATTTGCCCTGTTTTAGAAATAACTACAAAATCATATTTTTCATTATACCCATAAAGCCAAGTCCGAGCTCTATTCTTAGTTGCTAACACATTTTTAGGAACTATTTTATAAAGATTTTTATATAAACTATTTTGATCTTGATTCTGCAAAGCCTTTAGGTGTATTATTTTTAACTATATCATTTCCTTCTATTAACTGCTTCTCTTCTTCGATTCGCTTTAATATTTCGAATGCATCAAAGATAGCAAGTTTTTTTGTAGCAGCTGCATTTTTTAATCTGTCAGCGGCTAACTCATCATCTTTATCGTATTTAATAATATCCTCTTTAGCCACCTTAATCAGTTGAGTAACTGCTTTTTCGCCAGCTTTTATTATTTCTTCTTTTATTTTTTTTATATCCATTATACCACCATTGTTATATTATCAGTAAACATACGATATAATTTTTCTTCATCTATATAAAACTCATATTCGCTTTCTGGAGTAAATGTTATTTGATCTCCTTCTTTTACTCCTAAACTTTTTAGTTGTTTGTTAGAGTATTTTAATATACCATGTAATGGTTCTTCTTTAATATTAACACCTTCAATATAATAATCTTTTTTTGGAATAGGTTTTACAAAACAATACTTATCATGACCGTACCATTTACCCTTTTTGTTATATAAAAAAAACTGATCGTAATCAATAAAAAACAAGTCATCTTTAAAAAAACTTTTACCGCTTTTTTCTCTTCCTTTCATATCAAAATAAAACTTAAAAACATTATGGTGTACTAATAATATATCACCTTTATCAATATCTCCAGTATAGTTTAAAGGAACAGAAACAACTTTAGCAAATCTATTAGATGCTTTATGATCTTCTTTAGAAACACTAGTTATAAAATCTACACCTCCGATATCTTTTATATTATCGTACCTTCTACCTTTAACTGGTTGTACAATAAAAGAATAAGGAGATTGCATTAAAAATCTAAATTATATTCTACTGAAATAGGAAGCGTGGTTTTAAACTCTTTCCACATTATAAGCTCTTCATTTCTTTCTATCCAAATTTTAAAAGAATTTGATACAGGATCACTTTGTATTAAATGTATGTGATATCTCCCATTAAGAACTTCTTGCCCTACAATATAATGCATGGCTCCAGACTTATAGTCTGCTCCTATGGAAATTTTTCTAATATCCATTTTATTTAATTAAAATGTAGAATTTAACTTTAAAGTCTGATAAGTAATCTTAATATACATAACCCCATTTCCTGCTGGTGTGCCGCCAGTCGTTCCTGAGCCTGTTAAAACCAAAGGGGTGTTTTCAGGAATAGCCTGTGATCCTCCATTAAAAATAGGAAGAACAATATCTGTGGCAGAATTAAAGGTTGCCATAGCTATGTTTCCTGTTGAATATGTGCCTACCGCTGTACTCGCATTTCCATCAAAACCATATGCAACACTTCCTGCGTCCATAAAAAGAATAATGTTTTTAATATTTAAAACATATCCTGATCCTGGAGCCGCTATTAATGTAAGGGGTTGGGTCCATAATGCATTTAATAATACAGAAGAAACGGTAACAGTAACTGTAGTGTCAGCTAATCCAAATAAAGATTGAACAGATTCTAAAGTACAAGTTTTGGTAGATAAGTCATCATTAGCATCTGTCAATACAAAGTAATCTGATAATACAGGATCGATGTTAGGATAGATGCTAGTGTTACTTATTCT